CCCTACTAATGCAAACTTAGCTACAGCTAACAAGTGGGCTATCACATACGATGCTGACTTGATTCCATTGGTACAGTTAACAGTTAACTCTCCTCTTGATACATCAACTTATTAATATTATTATTAAGTTGCTTGGAACAAACCTCATCAAATATTGGTGGGGTTTTTTCTTTACGCTAGAATAAAACTAAATTTAATTATTAATTGTGGCAGCTACTATAAACGCTAATATTTCTGGAACGACTTCTAATAGTTACGTAACTTTGGCAGAAGCCAACAGTTACTTTGAAACCGTACCAGATTCAAGCACTTGGACAAATAAAACAGACGATCAGAAGAATAGAGCATTGATTGCAGCAACTAGAGAGATAGATAATTTAGTTTTTTATGGAGATAGATGTGATAATGGTCAGGCATTAAAGTTTCCAAGAAATAATTATGAAGTTGATGATGTGGAACTTACCTGTTCAACAATTCCAAATAATATTAAATATGCACAATATGAATTAGCGAGAGCGTTGGCAAATGATACTGATGCGATTACTGGTAACAAAGGAACTGTTGGAACTCCTGAAAAAGTAAAGATTGGTGATTTAGAAGTTAATTACAATAAAAGTTCACAGGGCACGGGTACACCTAATAATCTTTTTGACATATATCCTTTTCTACAAAGTTTTCTTGGAGCGTATTGTTCTGGTGGTAGTGGAAGCTATCAGGTAAGAGTGATGAGAGGATGACATGGCAGCAATAGATGATATCTTTGGTTCTATTCCTGCACAGGTTTTATCACAGTTTGGACAGGATATAACATATATAAAGACGACAACACCTCGTACATATAATCCTACAACTGGTGCCGTGACAGGATCTGATACAAACGTAACTGTAAAAGGAGTTATATCTGTTATAAATTCTTCAGAAGATGATGGAACGATGCAGTCTACAAACGTAAGAGTATTGATTGGTGCTAATGAGTTAGGAGACTATTATCCTACACAGGCAGATCGTGTTCAATATACGCAGTCAGGTTCTACAGTAGAGGGTAAGATTACATCAGTAACAACATATAGAGGTGATTCACCTGTATATCATTCTTTATCAGTGAGGATTCAATAATGGCAATGTATTCTAAAGCAGGTAAAAAATATTTTGGAACATCACGAAGAGATGCACGTTTTTTACCTGATGATTTAAGAGAACTTGTAAATGAAGGTACAAGATATGCTGCTCTAGAAATTATTAATGATTTAGCTGAAGAAGGGCCAAATTGGAATGGTAATTTTCAAGATAATTGGATTGCAATACCTCTTGGAGAAGGTGCAAGTGGTAGTACTGGTGGCACTTATCCTTATCAAATATCAGATATTCCAAAATTATCAATTAAAACTAAAGAAGTTGGAAGAGTAAGTAAATTTGAAATTACAAACATATCTGATTATGCAGTTTATGCTTTAGATTTAGAGCCTGGAAGGTTTTTCCCTAGAGGTAGACCTGATCCAAGAAAACAACCTGTTGATACTGGTAAAAGAGATATTACAAAAGATACTTTTAGAGGTGAGCTTACAAATGGAATAGGCAATGCAAGAAGTACAGCAGAATTAGATTGGTACACTACTTATGTAAAAGGAGGTAAAATGAAGTCTGCTTTAAGTAAAGGTTTTAAGTTTGGTTTTAAGGTTTAATGAATTATCAAGCAATTAGAGCAGCCGTTGAGAATCCAATGCTTACAGCATTTTCTGGATTATCACCTTCTGTTCCTGTTTTTTTTGATAACATTACTGCTGCACCAGTTGGAAGTGTTACAGAATATGTACGAGTAAATATTACTTTTGGAATTACAAATGAAGTGACTCTCACTTCCAGTGTTGATACAGCAAGAGGTGCAATTATTATTCGTGTTTATTCTGAAAAAGGTAAAGGACCAGCTAGAAATCAAACTCTTGTCACCACTGCTGTTAATGTTTTAGAAACTTTAAATAATGCTGCAAAAATAAATACTGGTGTTTATTTTAAAACTGGTAATATTGACGGACCAACATTTTCTACAACAGAAAGTCCTCCTTTGTTTGAAGGAAGGATAGATACTTCTTATGTTGCTACTGTTTTAAGCTAAACAAATTGCAGAAAAGACGCTAACCTATAACTAGGTCTTTCATTTACGTTATGGCAGCTACTTGTTTATCTGGTACCTCTGGTGCTCTTTACTATAAACCTGCTGGTACTATTGGAACTTTTAACTCAAGTGACGTTACTATCGGTACGGAAACAATTACAGTCGATCCTTTTTTAAATTTTGAAGCATTTTTTATTAAAACCTATACTGCTGCGACAGGAGCATTAACAGTTTCTGCTACTAATGGTGGTTCTGCTGTTGATATTACAGATACTGGAACTGCTGCTTCTCCGAACGTATTTCAGATTGCTTATGGTGCTCATGAAAGTGTTTCTCAAGTTAGAGAATGGACTTTTGAGATTACTAGAGATGAAATTGATGTAACAACTATTGGTGGAACACCAGGACAGTTTGTGCCATTTAAAAAGTTTATATCAGGTTTTGGTGATGGTTCTGGTTCTGCAACTGTTTATATGACAGATGAAGATACAACTCTTGCCAACAGAATGATTAAGGACGTTTTACAAAGACAACAGGTAGGTGCTTCATTTAAACTTTATATAGATCAGGTATTCTCTGGCGGTAATGTCAGTGATACATTAAGTCGTTTTATAAGTTTTGATGCAACATTAACATCTGCTGGATTCAGTGTTAACCCTGATGATCCTCAATCAGTAACTGTAGAGTTCAGACCTTCTGCACAGCCTACATTTGATTTATCTAAATCATAGTTATTGATAACTTATATAGAACTGATATAATATAATAATAAATATATATAATTTATGGCATCAAACAAGACCATGCGAGCGATTGATCGTTTGCGTAAAGCTGCAAATTTAGAGGCAACAAAAAAAGAGGTTACATTATCTGATGGAACGGTCTTTGAGATGTGGGTTACACCTTTGACATTAGCTGAAAAGGAAAGAGCTTTAAAAATATCAAAAGATGACACAAGTGATTTTGCATTACGATTATTTTTATCTAAAGCACAAGATGAGAATGGAGAGAAGTTATTTCAATCAGGTGAGATCGATATTTTAAAAAATGAAGTAAGAGATAGTGATCTACAAAAATTAATGTTATCTGTTATGAGGGAGGAAGAAGAACCTATTGACCCAAAAGACTAAGTGCTGAATTGCGAAAAGATAATTTTATGATGTTGCAATTTGGTATAGCAAAAGAATTAGGAATGAGTTTATCTGATGTTAGAAAAATGACTCTTGAAGAAGTGTTAGGTTGGAGTGCATATTTTCAAGTATTAAATGAAGATCAAGAGAAAGAAATGGAAAAAGCTCGTAGACGAAGGTAGAATAAAAAAAATATCTTTTTTCAAGTGAGTATAGCCAAATACGAAGCAGCAATAAAAGTTCAACTAGAGGGTTTAAAAAAAATTAGTGATCTTGAAAATAAATTAAATAAAGTAGACAAGCTTGCAGATAGATTAAGCAGAAAAAGAATAGATCTTAATTCAGGAGGTAGAGGTTCACAACGTGATGCTTCTGGTATTGCATCAAGAAAAGCAAATGATGCTATAAGAGGATTTATAAATGGATCAAGTAAATTTGGAAAATCAGTCAGTTCAATAAATAGTCAATTAGGAGATTTTAATGAGTTATTAAATATGACGGCCGTAAAAGGTACGGGATTATTTGATAAGCAGACAACAGCAGTAAAGGATTTAGCAACAGTTTTTACTCAAGCAACAGCAAGAGCAAAAGAATTAGCAGAAGCACAAGAAAATTTAAGAAGAACTGCTGATCCTACTAGGTCAGGAACTGTGGTAGAGGCAGAAGTAAGGAATAGAAATAGAAGATCTAGGGTTAGAAGAGGTAGAGAAAGGCAACAAAGATTTGAAAGAGCAAGAAGTAATGCTTTAATTGGAGGTGCTTTTCCTTTGTTATTTGGGCAAGGAGTTGGAGCCTCTGCTTTAGGTGCTGCTGGTGGTTTTGGTGGCGGTTTAATGGGAGGGCAAATGGGTTTTGCTCTTTCATTGGTTGGTACATCTGTTGGTGCTGCGATTGATGGATTAGTAAAAGATACAGCTAAATTAGGACAAGCATTAAGTCCTTTATCACAAGATATTCAAACAGTTACCACATCTTTGGGTTTACAAAATAGTGCACAGGCTGCACAATTACAGCTTTTAGAACAAGTAAAAGGAAAAACTGCTGCTTTTAATGTTGCTATGCAACTTATGGCAAATGATTTAGGTCAAAAAGGAGTAAATGCCTTAAAAGTTTTTGGAGAATCAGCTAGGATTTTAGGTGGTGAATTTAAACTTGCAATTACTAGATTACAAGCATTTTCTGCAAGTTTTTTAAACTTTGTTTTAAGAGTCACTGGAGCTAAAAAAACTTTAGATAAAGCCGATCAAGAACGAACTATAAATTTTGCAGCAATAAGAGGTGATGAAGAAGCAAAAGCAATACAAGCAGAACAAAAAAGAATTGACCAAGCACCTTTAATAAGACGAACAGGAGCTATGGGTCAATCTTTTATGGGTCAATCTCAAGAAATAATGCAAGATCAGAATGTATTAAACAGAAGGAAAGAGATATTTACATTATTAAATAAAGAAAGAGTAGCATTATCTAACATAAATCAAGAATCTTTATCTTTATCGCAAACTTTGGAAGATGAAGTTAAATTAAGAGAAAAAACTGAAAGATTAATAAGAGAAGGTAATAGTAAAACATTGGCAGAAAAATTAGCAAAGAATGAAGTCATTTTTGAAAAAGCAAAAGAAAATATACAAATGCAAATAACTTTAAATGAAATTTTAAATAAAGATGAATTAGATAAATTAAAAATAAAAGAAAAAAATAATACATTATCTGAAGAAGAAAAGAAAAGATTAGATGATATAAGAAAAATTCAAGAATTTTTAAATAATCAAAAGAAACATCAAAATCATTTATTGGATGAAGCTAATAAAAAAACTAAAACTTTACATGATGAAACTAAAAAATTAAAAGTTACAAGACAGCAAATAGCGGATTTACTGGCAGATGAAACTACTAGTGCTGTAATGGGTCTTATAGAAGGAACAAGAACATTAGGTGAGTCTTTAGCAAGTGTTGCTAAATCATTGGCAAAAATGTTTCTTAATGTTGGTTTTCAAAATATGTTTAATACTTTGCTTGTTAAACAAGAGCAGGGTGGTTACAACAGAGCAGGTAGTTTTAAAGCTTTTCAATATGGTGGAGTCGTCAGTTCTCCTACTCTTGGAATGATTGGTGAAGGAGGTGAACCAGAATACGTTATTCCGTCCTCTAAGATGGATGGAGCGATGGCTAGATATTCCGCAGGTGCCAGAGGTGGTGCTGTAATCCCAGGAGGTTCTGGTGCGTCTGGTACAGTTGCAGGTTCTTCTGGCAATACAATTGTTGAATACACTGGCCCTGTCCTTAACTTTAATGGAGATGAATACGTTCCAAAATCTGCCGTGCCTGAAATAATTAATACTGCTGCAAGACAAGGTGGTGAAGCTGGCAAAACAAAAGCTATTTCAGCATTAAGAAATTCTCGTAGTCAACGTGCATCATTAGGCTTATGAGTATTACATATCTAACTACTTTTCTTAAACTTGAAAATCCTACAGATCCTAATGGTCATAAGCATTTTCAAAACAGTGTCAGAGGTGATATGAATACAACAACTGCTGCATCA